TCGACAACGCTGCATCGACTGGGGTGCAGTTCGTGGGCAATTTGCGGTTGTACCGCGACGACGGGACTTCTCCAGTTGTGGCCTCTACCACGGGCGGCGGCTCCATCACGCTTTACGCTGATAAGGTCTACACGGTTGCGGTTGGGTCTGCGGTTCTTCCTTCTGATATTGTCGCTATCGCTGCGGCAGTTCTTGCTGCTGCTGACGTAGCGCCAATTCATTCAGATATTAGAAAGGTTAACAACTACACGGTCACCGGAGACGGCACGGTCGGCGATCCGTGGGGGCCGGTGTAAGTGGCATCCTCATGGGGAAGTTCATGGGGAACTTCCTGGGATGATTCATGGGGTACTGCCGGTGGCGCTTCCGTTACGGTCAATGTAACGGGAGTATCTGCCACAGGTCAGGTTGGTGACGAAACAGTTATAGGCGAGGCTCTGGTTTTAGAAACCGGGGTTTCCGCAACCGGATCTGTTGGAAATGTCGTCGTTAATGTTCAAACCATTGTTACTGTCAATGGTGTTTTGGCAACGGCAAATATTGGGAATGTCGTTGTCTCTGGCGAGGCTGTAACCACCGTTACGGGGGTTGTTGGCACTGGCGCTGTCGGCTCTGTCACCGTCGTCCCTTCGGTCAATGTCTCGGTTACCGGGGTCTCGGCCACGGGCGCTGTGGGATCCGTTGCGGTCACGGGAACTGCTTCTGTTGCGCTAACCGGGGTAGCTGCGACGGGCGCCGTAGGCTCCGTTGCGATCTCCATCAGCCAGGCGGTCTCGGCCACGGGCGTTTCGGCCACGGGCGCAGTGGGGTCTATAACCACCGAGGCGGGTGCGCAGGCACTGCTCACGGGCGTTTCGGCCACGGGCGATGTGGGTGCGGTCACGCTCACGGGAACGGCCTCGGTAGATCTGACCGGGGTGGTTGGGACGGGGCAAGTTGGCAGTGTCACTGCGATCCCTGGTCAAGAGGTCCTGGTCACTGGGGTCTCGGCCACGGGGGCGGTTGGATCCGTTGCGCTCACGGGCGGGGCGGATGTTTTGTTGGCCGGGGTTTCTGCGCAAGGATTGATTGGACCTGTGCTGGTTTGGGGCGTAATTAATGACAACCAGGTCCCTGACTGGCAGAATGTGGATGACTCACAGGCACAAAGCTGGGTGGTCGTCAATGACGGACAGGTTCCCAACTGGCAGAATGTGGATGATTCACAGGCGCAGACTTGGGTTGTTGTGGACGATACAAACGCGGTTAGCTGGACACGTGTTCTGACTTAAGGGACGGATTTATGCCAAGTACCTACTCGACAAACCTGAAGATTGAGTTGCAGGCCACTGGAGAGAACTCCACGACCTGGGGCACGATCACCAACACCAACTTGGGAACGGCGCTCGAGCAGGCGATTGTGGGGTACGGCAATCCGGACTACCTGTCGGATGCCAACCTGACGCTGACCTATACGGACACCAACTCGGCACAGACCGCTCGTGCGCTGGTGCTGGACGTGACTTCCGCCCTGAGCCTCACGAATACGCGAGAGCTGATTGTCCCGACGATCGAGAAGCAGTACATCGTCCAGAACAACACGACTGGCAGTCAGAGCATTACGGTTAAGACTGCGGCCGGCACTGGCGTCACGATCCCGAACGGCCGCAAGGCGCATTTGTACGTCGACGGCACGAACGTCATCTACATGGATGACTACGTGGACATCAACGGCGGAGCTATTGACGGCACGCCGATCGGCGCGAGCAGTGCTTCGACGGGCACGTTTACGACTGTTGCTGCTACGACCGGCAACATCACTACGGTCAATGCCACGACCGTGGGAGCTACGACGGGAAACATCACTACGGTCAATGCCACGACCGTGGACACGACCAACATCGAAGTGACGAACGTCAAGGCCAAGGACGGTACGTCTGCGGCCACTATCGCTGACTCGACCGGCGTCGTTTCCTTCACTGCCAACCCCACCCTCTCCGGCGGCACCGCCAACGGCGTGCTGTACCTCAATGCGTCCAAGGTGGCGACGAGTGGGAGTGCGCTCGTATTTGACGGTAGCAACCTTTTAATCGGCCAAACAACCAACAGCCAAAACTACAGATTGGTCATTAAAGGCTCTGCTGGCACGGCTGATGACTTGGCGCTTAATACGGACGGAACGCGATCTGAAATTCAATCGTTTAACTCAAAGCCGCTTGAATTAAACCGGCAGGGCAACAATGTTCTTATTGGCTCTGGTGGCTCTGGCAACCTCGGCATCGGGACGAGTTCGCCTGCAAGCAAGTTGCAAGTAGCCGGTAATGAAATTCGTCACAATGATTCTAGTAACTCAACCGGGTACACGTTTAACGTAGCAACTGCCGGAAAAACAATTCTAGCGACTTTGTTCGGAGGGTCTTCGCTTGCTTTCCGTACTGGCGGTAGTTCAACGGACAATGTATTGCTTGACTCCTCCGGCAACCTCGGCATCGGGACGAGTTCGCCTGACTCAAAACTGCACGTTGTCAGCGGGGCAGGTTCTACGCTTGCTCAATTACGCATTGGATTTAACGGCACATCGGTAAACTATTACGACGCTAACACGCATTATTTCCGCGATGGTTCTGGCCCGACGGACAGAATGGTTATTGACACCTCCGGCAACCTCGGCTTGGGCGTCACGCCGAGTACATCGTGGTTTGCGTCGTCAAAGGCAATTCAAATAGGATCTGCTGGCGCTCCGTATATGGGGCTTGCACAGCAGACCACGACGACCTGTGACGCCTATATGCTTTGGGGCGCCCGGCTTTCCGGAGACCGAGCATTTCAGTATGTCACCACGGGCGACTCGCCCGCGGCGTATCGGCAGAACGCCGGCGCACACGCGTGGTTTACCGCTCCGGCGGGAACTGCGGGCGGAGGGGTTACCTTCACGCAGGCGATGACGCTGGATGCGAGTGGGAATCTTGCAATGGGTGCTTCGGCTTCCACTGCCCGTGTTGTATTAACACAGCCTGTTGGGGATGGAACCGTAAAAGTATCTGGAGACGGAACAAACTACGCTATTTTTGATTACACAGGGTCGGCTTACGGACGCATTGGAACTACATCCTCAAATCCATTTTTGTTTCTCACCAACGGCTTCGAACGCGCCCGCATCACGAGCGGGGGGGATTTTGTTGCAGGCGGAACGTCCGCCGTAGCAAGAATTACGTCTATAGGAACTACCCCGCTTTATGCCGGTTCTGATACGACTGGCGGCACTTATTTCGGGTATTTTGGTTCACTTTTATCAAACAGCATTAGTTGTGGTGTTGGCTGGTTATCAGACACTATTGGTACTGGCGGAGTAAATGGAGACTTGGGACTTTTCCCACGTAGTAGTGCTGGTGCAAGCATTCGGTTTTTTACTGGCTCAACTAGCCCCACCGAACGCGCCCGCATCACGAGCGGGGGGGATTTGCTGGTTGGGACGACGAGTAGCGGCGGAAAGTTAACCGTTGAGCAAGGCGGAGCAAATGCAAACGGCGCATTTATTACTAACCAAACATACAATTACCAGACGCTTGGATTGCACAATACCGCCACCGCAAACGATAACTTGTTGGTAGCGTTTGGAACGGAAGCATCTTTTACGACGCGAGGTACTATTGACTACAACCGCGCAGGTGGCTTGACTCGTTACAACACGACTTCGGACTATCGCGCCAAAGATGTTTACGGTTTGCTTGAAGGCACAGGAAGCGCCATTGATGCGTTGAAGGTGTACAACGGCAAGATGAAAGGCGCAACGCAAGAGCGCCCGATGCTCATTGCTCACGAAGCGCAAGAGGTTGCGCCGTATGCAGTCAGTGGCAAAAAAGACGAAGTAAACGAGGACGGCACGCCGAAATATCAGCAGATGGATCACTCATCGTTGGTGCCGTTGCTCATTGCAGAAATTCAGTCATTACGGGCGCGTGTCGCCGCATTGGAAGGAGCCTAATCGTGGAAGTCAAACTTGAAGTCACTCTGGAAGAAGCCGTCGCCATCGTGAACCTGTTGGGTAGCCTACCGACGAGTCAAGGCGCACACCCGCTGTGGGTTAAACTGAAGGCGCAAGTAGAACCGCATTTGCCGAAGCCGGAGGAAAAGTGAACACCGGCTGGCTGATCGTGTTTGTGCTGCTGAACGCAGCCGACATCTACACCACGCACACAGTGCTGAAGCAAGGCGGACGGGAACTGAACCCGGTACTCGCCAAGTTGTTTGAGCAGTTCGACCCTATCGTTGTGATGGTAACTTTAAAGTTACTGGCGGTGTGGGCGTTGTGGTATGTGGACGTTTACTGGATCACGGCGCTGGCCTGCTGCGTGTATCTGTACGTTGTCGTTAATAACTGGTACGAGATCAAGAAATAACATGGCACTCCCGGCAGTCCTTCTTCCGCTCCTTCAGCCCTTGCTCAGTAATGGTTTAAACCTCGTGGCGAACGCCGTCGCTGCAAAGGGCAAGGACTACGTAGAGAAGAAACTTGGGGTTGAATTGAAGCCGGACATGTCTCCGGAGGACATCATTCGCCTCAAGACTGCCGAGATGGAGCATGAAGAGGAACTGATGCGGTTACGCATCGAGGATGACAAACTTGACTTGGCCGAACTGGAACTGCGGCTCAAGGATACGGATTCAGCGCGGGATCGGGAGGTACAGATCTCCACCTCCGACAAAGCCCCTTTGTTAAACAAGATCGTGACCCCCGTTCTCGCGCTGGGTGTTATTGGCCTGACGTTCGTTCTATTTGGGGCCGTGATGTTTGATACATCGGTCGTAGAACCCTCCCGCAAGGACATCCTGATTTACATCTTGGGGGTCTTGTCGGCCATCTCCACGCAGATCGTCAGTTACTACTTCGGCTCAAGTCAGGGCAGCAAGGACAAGTCTGACCAGTTGAAGGAGGCGCTGAAGTGAGTAACGTCACTGACCAAGCCATTTTTCTGCTAGACGTCTGCAAACTCATCCAGAAAGCCACTGAACTCGGCTTTGTCGTTACTGCCGGTGAGTTGTACCGCACCCCTGAACAGCAGCAGATTTACGTCAAGACGGGCCGTAGTCGGACTATGAACAGCCTGCACATCCAGCGCCGTGCGGTTGATTTAAACTTCTTTTGGCAGGGCCAACTCTGCTACGATAAAAACGTTCTCGCCCCGCTCGGGGCGTACTGGGAATCGCTCCATCCCTTGAACTCGTGGGGCGGCAACGGTGTGAAACTTGTGGACACACCGCACTTCTCTCGCGGTATGGGAAAGCCTGAATGGAGGCGCGTAACATGAAAAAGCCAGTGTGGGACAAGAGCCGGCCGAAGGGCCTGGGCAAGTCAAAGCCGCTAGCTCCAGCCAAGAAGGCTGCCGCCAAGCGCATGGCGGCCAAGGCAGGGCGTCCCTATCCTAACCTCGTGGACAACATGAGGGCCGCGAGGAAGCGCTAATGGCCCTCCTCAGACTCTTCCTCAAGCCCGGTGTTGACAAGCAAAATACCGAGTACGGCGCCGAAGGCGGCTGGATAGACACCGACTACGTTCGGTTTAGGTACGGCTTGCCTGAGAAGATTGGCGGGTGGGCCTCGTTCGGTGAGTCTCCAGTCAATCTGGTGGGCCAGCCGAGTGAAGTATTTGCTTGGAACTCCCTGAACAGCTCTCCGTATCTTGCGGTAGGGACCAACAAGAAGGTTTACGTCTACTACGGCGGAACCTGGGCGGACATCACGCCCATCCGCAAGACGTCCACAGGCGTGACCTTTGACACGACGTCCGGATCCAACCAAGTGCGGGTCAATGACTCGGGCCACGGAGCGATCCTCGGGGACTTTGTTACGTTGTCCTCGGCCTCGGGCAACCCCGGAGGCATCACCAATGCGGAGTTGAACAACGAGTTTGAGGTGATTGACGTCCCGAATGCCAACGAGTTTGTCATTCAGGTAGCGAGCAACGCTTCATCCTCTGTCACGGCGGCGGGCTCGGCAAACGCGGCGTATCAGATCAACACCGGCAGCGCTGTGAGCTATGCAGATTTCGGCTGGGGAACCGGTACGTGGGGCCTTAGCACGTGGGGCACGCCCCGTCCGCCTTCTGCCTCCGTGGCATTGCTGTCTCGAGTGTGGCAGTTTGACGCGTATGGTGAGAATCTCATCATACAGCAGGTGGACGGAGGCGTTTACGAGTGGCTGCCGAGTACCGGCATTGGCGTACGTGCTTCTGCTGTCTCCGGAGCGCCGACCAAGAGCAAGTACGCGTTGGTGTCAACGCCTGATCGGCATTTGATCTGCTTTGGAACGGAGTCGACGATCGGTACGACGACTTCGCAGGATCCGATGTACGTTCGGTTCTCCAACCAAGAGGACATCAATACCTTTGTCGCTACTGCGACCAACACCGCGGGCGGTCAGCGGCTGACGGACGGTAACTTCATTGTCTCAGCCTTGCGCTCGCGCGGACAGATTTTGATCTGGACGGACACTTCACTGCACGGCATGCAGTACCTTGGTCCGCCCTACACCTTCGGCTTCCAGCAGCTCGGGGCCAACTGCGGATTGATTGGCCCGCATGCCTCGGCGGACGTAAACGGTGTGGCGTATTGGATGAGCAAGGACGCCTTCTTTGTGTTCGACGGTGTGGTGAAGAAACTCCCATGCACTGTGCAGGACTACGTGTTCGAGGACATCAACCTCACGCAGTCGCAGAAGACGCATGTGGGAATCAACACGCAGTTCAACGAAGTCACGTGGTGGTATTGCCACAGCGGCAGTAACTACATCGATCGCTTTGTGACCTACAACTACCTCGAGCAGGTGTGGTCCGTGGGCACGATGCCTCGTACGTCATGGGCGGACATTGGTACTTATGCCTATCCGATTGCGACGGACTACGACCCGGCCAGTACTGCGGCGACGATTAGCACCATTTACGGGCTGACTGCGGGCCGATCGCGGGTGTTCAACCAGGAGTTTGGCAAGAACGCCAATGGCTCGGCGATCGCGGCATACGTCAAGTCGGGCTATTTCGACATTGGCGATGGGGATCAGGTGCTTTTCATGAAGCGGTTCATCCCGGACTTCAAGAACCAGGAAGGCAACCTGACGGTGCGGCTGCTGTTGAGGTTGTACCCACAGGTCACTGCAACACCGAGTTCGCTTGACCCTTACGTGATCACGCCTACCACCGACAAGGTAGACACGCGAGCGCGCGGGAGACAGATTGCGTTGCAGATTGAAAGCTCTGACCTCGACACCAACTGGCGTTTCGGCACCATGCGTGTCGACATTCAGCCTGATGGCTTGCGATGAGTAAGATCACCAACGTCCGTTTGCCTAACGCGGCGACCGCCGGGTACAGCGCGGGGCAGTTCGACCAGCTTGTCCGATCGCTCGAGCAGGTTATTTTTCAGCTCAACAACACCTACACGCCCGTTGTTTCGGAAAATACGGCTGGCGCGTTGAGTTGGTTCGAGAGCCGTGGAGAATCAGAAGTGAACTCTAGTTTCAGTGCAACCTCCTTTGACTCTTTCGGCCGTTTGCGCGTCGGCAACCCGTACACGTTGTTCGACAGCCAGAACCGGTATCAGAAGGACCCGCAGTTTAGCGAGTCGTTGTCCGGCTCTGGCACGGCATCGTACGTGGCCAACGAGAGCAGCGTGGACATGAACGTCACGACGGCCTCTGGCGACAAGGTAGTGCGCCAGTCGTTCCGCGTCTTCCCCTACCAGCCTGGCAAGAGCTTGCTGGTGCTTGCTACGTTTGTGATGAACGCGGGCAAGACCAACCTGCGTCAGCGCGTGGGGTATTTCAACACGGACAATGGTGTGTTTTTCCAGGCCAACGGCACAACCAAGTCGTTCGTCCTGCGTACGAATACGTCAGGCACGCCTAGCGATACGCGGACCGTGAACCAAGCGGATTGGAACGGCGACAAGCTTGACGGGACGGGGCCTTCTGGGATTACGTTGGATGCTGCGAAAGCGCAGATCCTGTGGATGGACTTCGAGTGGCTGGGCGTAGGCTCGGTGCGTTGCGGCTTTGTGATCAACGGAGTATTTATTCTTTGCCATACGTTCAACAACGCGAACGACATTGACAAGGTTTACATGACGACGGCCATCCTGCCGGTGCGTTATGAAATTGAGAACACGGGAGCTACGGCCTCGAGTTCAACGCTGACGCAGATCTGTTCTAGCGTGGTGTCGGAAGGTGGATATGAACAAACGGCTGCGCTCACCTGGGCGCGGCAGACAAGCGCCACCGCGGGCATTGGCACCTCCTTCGTGCCCTTGGTTTCGATACAGCTCAAGGCCGCGAACCTTGGTGCGGTGGTACTGCCTAACACCATCTCCTTCATGCCTACTTCGGCGTCGGACTATTTCGAGGTCGCGTTGATCAAGAATCCGACGCTGACGGGCGCTTCATTCACCAGTCTTTCGACCAACGTCAACTACGACATTACGGCCACTGCCTTAACGGGTGGGACAATCGTTAAGTCTGACTTTACGTCCTCCGGTGTACTCTCCTCTACCGCGATTGCTGATCCAAGTTCATACAACTTTGACCTACAACTTGGCGTTTCCATTAGCGGGACGAGCGATATCTACACCGTGGCTGCTCGCACCATCTCTGGGACAGGAGACGGTATTGGAGCGCTTTCCTTCTGGGATCTGACGGACTAACCGACATGGCCAACAAGTACTTCCGAGACTTTCTCAGCCCTGCCGCGGCGACGGAGACGACGATCTACACCGTCCCGGCGGCCAACTCGGCGGTACTGCGTTCCTTGCGTGTTACCAATGCGGGTACGGCACCGGCCACCGTCACGGTAGCCGAGTACCATTCTGGGGACGTCACGACGCACTACCTGTTGAAGGCCAAGTCGCTGCCTGTGAACACCACGATTGACGTGTTCAACGGGGTACCTTGTGTGCTTGAGACGGGGGACGCGTTGAAAGTCACTTCGTCCAATGCTTCGGTGCATTTTTACCTCTCCTACATGGAGATTGATCGGTCGTGACAAGTGGACAAGTTCGGACAACTTGGCACATAATCCCCCTCCGTACCGCGTCCTTTCCCGGCGCGCGACCCCTTGTTGGGTCATTGGCACAAACTGGAAAGGACCCCTATGGAAAATGAAGGCATCATGGGCCTGCCCGCAGGGCAAGCCATGCAAGATCCAAGGCCCACGGACCAGCCGACCTACGTTTCGAGCGCGGATAGCTATGACGCCGCTCTGACGGCACTGGGCATGTCCTCGGGCGACCCTGCACAGGCAGAGGCCGTCCGTCAGGCGGTCCGCGAAAGCATTGACGAGCTTGACCTCAGCCCGACTGAGGTTTCGGCGGTACTTGAGGTCCTCGAGTACATGTCGCAGCGGCCGGATGAGTACCCGGCACTTCGCCAGCGCCTGATTGAATCGGGGATGATGGACGAAGATGACCTGCCCGAGGCGTACGATCCGACGTTCCTCGGCATTGCCATCATGGCACTGAACGAATACCAGATGGCCGGCGCGCAGGGCGCGCAGGCGCCGATGCAGATGGCCCCGACTGTCGAAGGCCTTGAGCCGTTGGCCATGGCCAAAGGTGGGCTAGCCGATGTAGCGCAGTACCTGGCCTCTCAGGGCCGCAACGGTGACTCGATCTTGGCGCACATCACGCCGTCGGAAGCCCGTTTGCTGAAGTCGATGGGCGGATCCGGGACGATCAACCCGCAGACGGGGTTGCCTGAGTTCTTCTTGAAGAAGCTCTTCAAGAAGGTCAAGAGCGCCGTTAAGAAGGTACTGAAGAACCCGATCGTACGGATGGTGGCCACCGTTGCGTTGGCCACGGTCCTCGGACCTGCGGCCGCGGCGGTAACAGGTGGCCTTGGGATGTCTACTGCTGCCGCTACGGCACTGGCCTCCACGGCTGCCTCTGCGGGCGTCTCCGCGATGGCTGGCGAGAAGCTCAACGCCAAGAGCCTTTTGATCAACGCGGCGACAAGTTACTTCGGCGCGGGTGGCACGGTCGGCGGCGTCAATCCTGTTTCAAGCATCGCGAAGTATGCAGGCAAGCTTCCTGGCGTGACCGAAGGGGGCAAGGTCGCACAAGGTATTGGCGCGGGCTTGACGAGTGCTGCGGTCGGCAAGGCCGCGGGCATGAGCACGCAAGAGGCGCTTGGAATGGGGCTTCAGACGGGCATCCAAGCCGGCATTGCTTACAAGCCGCAGGCACAGCCTGGAACAGCGGGCACCCCAGCCAATCAGGCTGCTGGGGATAAACCAAACTGGGCAAAGTCGGATAGTGAGCTTCTTTCACAGGGCTACAAGCCTGATGATATTGCTTTAATTCGCGCAAACAGCCCTTCTGCTCAAACCTCAGTACCCGCAGCAGGATCGCCTGCTTCTATGACGGATGCTCAGTTGTTCGGCATGGGCTACCAGCCTGACGAATTTGCTGCCGTTCGTGCAGCGGCGGCACCTTCCGCGGCTCCTGCGGGCAGTGCCTTTAGCCGTCCCCTTGACTACCTCAAGTCTCTTGCTCCGGGCGGAGAAGCGCCGTCGTTTGATAAGTTCAAAAATGCATTTTTGGTCAATCCTACTGCCAAAGAAGGCACACTTGCCCGATACGTGCCGGGCGTCGCAACGGCGCTCACCGTCTCTGGCCTGGCTGGCGGCTTCCAAGCAGGAAAGGCTGACGAAAACCCGCTTTTCAACCGGGACTACACGGGCCGCGACTACATGCGGGACAACCCGGAGCAGTTCAAAGGTGGCTTGGCGCCTTACAATCCCACGCAGAACCCCTACAACCCGATTGTCCCAACCCCGGCCTATGGGTCAGAGCAGCCGTCGGGTCCGGCGGGCGTGTTGCCGCAGAGCCCGATGCCGATCTACATGGCCCCGGCTTCTTCCCCGACCAACATGCCGGGCGGCGTTCCGCAGCCCTATAACGTCTCGGGGATGTACGGCGTCCCGCTGTTGTATGGCAATCCGGCTCGCCCGGCGGGGTATGCGCAGGGCGGCCAGGTCAACAGCCGGCTTCGGCAGGCTATCGCAGACCCGCGTCAGGTAGCGCAGACGGAAGGGCTGCTTTACAGCGGTCCCCAGGCCGCGCAAGCCGCAGGGCAGGCGATCCAGGCTCTGAACAACCGGCCTCCGCAACGTGGAATGGCCCCGCAAGGGCTGAAACACGGCGGCCAGCCAGAGCATTTCCCGCGTAAGACGGGTCCGATCAACGGTCCTGGCACCGGAACGTCGGATTCCATCCCGGCGATGCTGTCGGACGGGGAGTTTGTCTTTACTGCACGGGCTGTTCGCAACGCGGGCGGCGGAAGTCGACGAAAAGGTGCGCGCCGGATGTACAAATTGATGAAAATGCTGGAAGGCGGCAAGGTCGAGGGCAAGTAAATGGCAACAGATACGTCAATCCAGCAGCAAATTGTCCGCGAAGCCCCGGAAATCGAGGCCAAAAAGCTCAAACTGCTTGAAGAGGCGCAAAAACTTGCTTTTCAACCCGGGTTTGCTGAACAAATCCCCGGTTATCAGGTTGCGGGCTTCTCTCCGGCCCAACAGGCGGCGATGCGTGCTGCAGAGCAGCAGGGAATTGGTGCATTTCAGCCTTATGTAACGGCGGCAAACCAAGGAATGGCCGGCGGCATGGGCATGACCCGTGAGGCGGCGGACGTTCTTCGTGGCGCAGACACTCGTGGGCAGTTTACCGATGCACAGGCCGCAATGCGGCAGGCGGGCGCTGCGGCGGCGGGTATCAGCGGCGGCATCAACCAGATCAACACCGGCCTTGGCTACATGGACCTGGCCGGCCAGCGTGCGCTTCAGGCGGATACGACCGGCCGTTTTGGTGGGGCCTACCAGGACATCGGCACGGGCATCAACGCTCTTGCAACTTCTCAGAACATGGCCGCCCGCGCTTCGCAGGCGGATCTCACGCCGGCAACTGCCGCGATCGGTCAGGGCATGCGCGGCATCTCCGATGCCCAGAGCATGGCCGCCCGCGCTGCGGGCGCGGACTTCTCTGGTTCGCAGGGGCTTCTTCAGAACGCTGCCCAACGCGCCGCGGGAGCCGCGGGCGTGCCGCAGATGGCGGGCGCGCAGCAAGCCGTTTCGCAGGGCCTCGGCACTGGCCAGCAAGCCATTACCATGGCGCAGCTCGCTGCACAACAGCCGGGGTTTGGCGCTGCGCAGCAGGCGCTTGGCGCGGCGATGGGCGCTGCCGGACAGGCCGGGCCGTCCAACTTTGGCGCCGAGGTCGCACGTCTCCAGGGCGCAGGGTATACCGCGGCAGATGCCTCACGGCTCGCGGCCCAAGCAACACAGCAGCCGGGGTTTGGTCAAGCAATCGGCCAGGGCCAACAGGCCATTGCGATGGCGCAGCAGGCGGCCGCGCAGCCTGCCATTCAACAAGGAATTAGTGCACTTTTTCAAGGCGCACAGCAGGCTCAGACAGCAACGGGGCAGCCGGGGTTTGAACGTGGAATCGCTGGGCTGTATGGGGCAGCCGCGCAAGGCGCTGCGGCAACGGGGCAGCCGGGGTTCCAGCAGGGCGTAGGCACCGCACTCGGTGCCGCCGAACAGGCGCGACAGGCCGCGCAACAGCCGGGTTTTGCCGCGGCGCAGGGTACGTTGGCGCAGGGCATCGGCACGATCGGCGGTGCGACGCAGGGGTTCCAGCCGGGTGCCGCAACACAGGCGTTCATGGATCCGTATCGCCAACAGGTGATCGACGAAGCCATGAAGCAGATCAACCGGCAGGGCACGATTGCCCAGCAGGGGCTGTCCGCTCAGGCGGTACGTGCGGGCGCGTTCGGTGGGGAGCGCGAAGGCGTACAGCGTGCCGAAATGCAGCGCGGGCTGCTTGAGCAGAAGTCAAACACGATTGCCAACCTGCTCAGTCAAGGCTACTCACAGGCGCAGGCCAATGCGATGGCGAGCTTTGAGCAGCAACAGCAGCGTCAAATGGCGGCGGGGCAGAACATTGGTCAACTCGGCACCCAACAGGCGGCGGTCGCCGCCCAGCAAGCCGGGCTGAGTCAGCAGGCGGCCCAGCAGTTAGCACAAGCCGGTCAGCTTCAGACGTCTGTCGCGGGGCAGCAAGCGGGGCTTGGTTTGCAGGCAGCAGGGATGCAACAGGCCGCTGCACAGGGCGACATTGCCGCCGCAGCGCAGCGCGCGGGGCTCGGGCAACAGGCCGCGCAGATGATGCAAGCGGCAGGCACCGGGGCTATCAGTGCTGGGACACAGCAAGCGCAGCTCGGGCAGGAAGCCGCACGGCTCGCGGCCCAGCAAGCAGGACTCCAGGGACAACTTACTGGACAGCAAGCGCAGCTTCAATTGCAAGCTGCCCAGCAGCGTTTTCAGCAGGCAGGGTTTGACGCAAACACTGCAATGCAAATGGCGCAGCTCGAACAAACCCGACAGCAGCAAGCTGCGCAACAGGCCGGGCTGTATCAAGGGATTGGGGGTCTTCAAGGCCAGCTTGCTGGACAACAAGCGCAACTTGGGCAAACGGCCGCACAACTTGCCGCACAGCAGGCAGGCCTTGGTGTACAAGCCGGCCAGGCCATGGGTTCGCTCGAGGCGCAGCGCGCAGCGGCCGAACAGGCGGCAGCAGGGCAGATCGCCAACATCGGCCAGACGGTCGGGCAGCAGGCCGCCCAGCAGGCGCAGCTCGGTCAATCGGCCGCGGGGCTGTATGGCAACCTCTCGCAGCAGCAGATTGCCGCGGGCCAGGGCCTTGGTCAGCTCGGCGTAGAGCAGGCTCGTTTGGGCCAGTCCGCTGCGGGCTTGTACCAGCAGGCCGCGCAGGGCTACGGTAACCTTGCCTCCCAGCAGGGCGCGCTCGCCGGGCAAGAGTCGAACATTCAACAAAACGTCTCCAACCTGCTCATGCAGCAAGGCGCGGGGCGCACGAATGCTGCCCAGGCACTTGCCGGCATCTACGGGCAGCAGTCGGGGCAGTTCCAGAACATTGCGCAGGGGATTGGCTCGCTCGCGGGGCAGCAGTTTGGCATCGGCCAGCAGACGGCGCAGGGCCTTGGTCAGTTTGGCCAACAGTACGGCCAGCAGGGCCTGCAGCAGCTCGGCATCGGCCAGGCCGCGCAGGGCATGCAGCAGTCCGACATCAACTTCCTCTACAACGTCGGTCAGGCGCAGCAGGCATTCAACCAGCAGGCCCTCGATGCGCAGCGTGCGACGCAGATGCAGCGCCTGTATGCTCCGTACCAGCAGGCAGCGTTCCTCTCCGACATCTACCGTGGCGCTCCGTCCACGCAGATGGCGACGACAGCGGTCAGCCAGCCTTCGGCAAGCCCGTTCCAGCAGGCGGCGGGTATCGGATTGGCGGGATTGACAGCGGCCGCGGGCGCAAAAACAGCCGGATTGTTCTAAGGGACCAACCATGAGAGACAAGATGAAAGACGACTACGAAAACGTCGGAATCATGCAAGGGTTCCTTGACGATATGGGAGAAGAAGAGGACGCCCTCGAAGAGGAAGAGGGGTCTGATGAGGCCGTGGCAGCCAAGATGCTCGATCGGCGCGTCGACTCCCCTGAGATCCTCATGAACAACCTCCGCGGCGACATGCGCTCCGTCGATGCGCGTCGCGAAGAGCTTGCCGATTTGGTAGGCTACGAGGCCGCGTCCGAGACCCCCGAAACCGTCCTTGCGATGCTCCAGCCGGTGCTCGCGCAGGGCGGCGGGATTGGCGCGCTCCCCCAATCAGGGCCCATGGCCCAAGGGCCACAACCTCCGATGCCCCCGCCCCCGGGGGGAGCCATGGGAGCTCCTCCTCCTGGCGCTCCGCCCCTTCCTCCTGGTGGAGCCGCACCGCCTCCTGGCGGTGATATGGCCGCACTCCTTGCTGCTGGACCTCCTCCCGGGGGCGGTATGGCACCTCCGGGTCCCATGGTGGGACCTGACGGACAGCCGATTCCGCCGGAAGGCATGCCGCCGATTCAAATGAAGGACGGCGGGCTTGTCCAGCGTTTTCAAGACGGGTCCGATGAGGAGGGCGTGACCCCGGCTGACGAAAGGAGTACTGCCGCGGGCATGCTCTACTCTCCTGAGATGGTCAATGCGGCGCAGATGGCGGCGATGGGTTCGCTGTTCCAGAGTCCGCAAGAAGTTCCGACACTCGAGTCGGCTATGAAGGCGCGGTTGCCGGAATACGAGCGGCTGCTTGGGCCGGATCGCAAGGCGACGCAAGCGAACATGCTGTTCGACGTTGCAGGTGCTGCCCTTAACTTTGCCGCGAACCGCGGCCCACGGGGCGAGGCGCTGCGAGGCTCGCCGTTGTCACGTTTGGCGGGGGCGTTCAGCGAACTTCCGGCCGCTATTCAGAAGCGCGTCAATGACATCGAGACGACTCAGCGTCAGCTCAAACTCTTGGCATTGCAGGCGGGCGAGAAGGACCGTGACGAGATCCAGCAGATCAACACCAAGCTTGCTTCAGAGAAGCGTTCGGTGCTCAACACCATCCTCTCTGCCGATGCCAAGTTCCGTGCTTCGGAACGTCGTGGCGCAGGCAGCCCGTTTGGCAAGGCCGACTGGGAAATGAACGTCTTCAACACGCCGGGGCTTGCCGAGCGGTATGCCGCGGGGCAGACGACGCCGCAGGAGAACCAGCTTCTCGCATCGGCGATCACAAGCTACACCGAGCCACGGTATCAGCCTGTTCTCAATCCTGATTCGGGGTTGCCCACTGGAAAATTCAGTACATTACCCGGTAAAAGACTTCCGCAGTTTATTAAGGAAGCACAGGCGCTGCGTAAAAACGGTAATGTCCCAGCGGGGACGTCCATCACGCTCAATCGCGAATCTACCGTTGAACGTCCTACTCGTGATGAAATGTCCCCGGGTGAGATGGTTGAAGCCCCCGCGCCATTGCTCTCGCCGGGCGGTGAACAGCCGACGGTGGCGGGTACCGCAGAACCTTCAGATCGCCCTTCGGGGGAACCCGCATTGTTGCCGCGTGAAGTGGCAATGGCCGCCCCTGTGTCGCTATGGCGTGATCGTGCAAAGATCGCAGGCCCCTTCGCGGCTGTTTACGCAGGAGTCTCAAAAACTCCTGGCCTTGGGGATCCAATGCGAGAAATCACCCTCGCTCGTTCTCAAGCAGAAATTATTGCCAAAGAGCTCAACGAGGCATTCATTAAGAGTGCTGCTAACAGCGTGACAGAGCAGAAAATGATCAATGAGATATTGAACATTAAGCCTGCCGTGCTTACAGACCCTGAAACATACGGTACGCAGTTGATCGCTCTTGCAACAACCATGGACCAGTTGATCGACGAAAATCGTAAGAAATCGGATATCAGCGAAGGATCGCTTGGCGCTTCGTTATCTCCTTCCCAGCGCACAGAGGCCAGGGCGAAAGTTTCGTTCCTAGAAAGAATGCGCGGCAGTTTAGGCCTTCCGCCTGCCGTGTATAGTGAGGAAGAGATTGCTAGACTTCCGCCTGACGTCACAGAAGTTCTGTGGATGGGCAGAGTTCCGGCGAAAATTAGGGACCGATAAGCATGGCAACGCCTTCTGATCGTTTTCGGTTTGAAAACCTCACACCGGAACAGGTGTCGACTGTTCGCACATACATGTCGGATGTAGGGCTCGACCCGCAGTTCGCGATGAATCCGAACACGTTTAACACGCTGCCTGTTGACAAAAGGCAAGCCTTGTTCGCTCAGTTGCCGCGCATGACGCCGACAGCCGCCGCTCCTGATGTCCCCGTAACACGCATTGGAAATCGAAAGTTTGAAGAGGAACCCTCTGCGGTTGATAAAGCCAGTGTTGCTGCAATGGCGCCTGTTACGGCATTGGCTGCGCAAGCTGCCCCATCTCAAAATCTTCCGCCCAGCCTAGTCCCTATCGTTACTCCTGGAACGGAATCTTTGATGGGCGTGATCTTTGATCCGCTTCGTGAAGAAACCCCTCCGCTTCCGCCTTCCTTGACGCCTATTGGCCCCACGGTAGGAGAGAAGGCGGGACAGGTTGGCCTTGGCCTCGCAGAAGGCGCCGTGCGCTACGGCACTCCTGCCGCTGCTGCCGCTGCTGCCTTTACAACGACCGCTCCGTACGCGGCGATGATTCCTGTCCCGCATGCCTATGCAATTCCAATCCTTGCGGCCGCTGGGGCGTATGGCGGAACGTATCTGCTGAGTGACACGCTTGCCGATTTCTTTCCTTCTCCGCCGCGAGAGGATCTTGTCCCCTACCGTGAAGGAGGCATTACCGCAGGAGGCATCCTCGGATCCGCGCCGTCTTCACTCCTTGTGCGTGCGCCTTCCGCCGTCTTTGTCGGAAACAACGTCGGCTCTCGCATTCACAAGTTGATCACCTACACTCCGGAGTTCGCCCGCCGCAGCCCGAAAACCTACCTGGGCATTGAAGCGCTCACCGCGGGCTCTGCCGGTCTGGCTGGCGGCGCTGCCGAAGCGTTCTACCCTGGTGAAGCCGGGATGCGCTTTGCCTCTGAGTTTGGCGCGAGTGTGTTTACTCCAGGCAAGTTGTTGTTGAACGGCATCAATGTCGGGTACAACACGACCAAAAACATCATCTCGCGTCAGTTTAACGAAGGCGTTGTCGATCAGGGCCGGGCCAATCGTCTGTATGGCATCCTAGATGGGGTCCTCAAAGAATCCGCCCCGATCCGTGAACTCGAGCAGCTCGGCACCCCCGAGGCCTTGCAGAAGGCCTCCTTCCTGCGTGAGCGTTACTACAAGAACCTCATCAAGCAGCTTGAGAAAGACTTCCCGCCGGATGCGAAACCGACCGCGGCTCAAGCGACAGGCGACCCGGGCCTTTCGATCCTTGAATTGAGCCTCGCCCGTGGCGATCCGATGTTCAAGTCGAAGGTGGAGAACCAGGCGCTGCTGGCCATGCGGGCACAGCAGTCGTTGATTCAGTCACTGCAAAATGTCGGCAGTCCAGCCGCACTACGTGCTGCCGCAGAAATGCAAGCTGGATTGTACGACAGCATGATCCTGGGGCGTATCGGCATTGCCGAACGCACTGCAAAGGACGCGGTATCGCGCATTTCAAGAGACGACCCCAGCAGCCGTATGCTGATCGGGGATGTCATCAAGAACAATGTCAACCAAGCGCTTGACGATGCCCGGGCCTATGAAAAGAAGCTTTGGGGCGAGGCGTTTCAGCAAAGCATGCGCGTGCGCAAGGGAGAGGTTGTCCCAAAGACGCTTGTTCCCAAAGGCACGTTGACCACGTTCCTTGATATGGCGTCCAACATGACGCCTGAGCGTTATTCGGCACTTCCCGCCGAGTTGCGTTCAATCATGGGGCGTTTGGGGGTCAACGACGTGGCGATCGCCTCGTACAAGCGAGGCATGCGTACTCCGGAATACCTTGAAACTGGAAAAGTTCCCGAGGAGTTTTTGATTGGCGGCCTTCGAGAAGGACGCGGCGGCAAGGTGATTTACGAGCCGCTTGGAAAAAAGACCCCGGTGGACGAGCTTATCCGCATCCGTGGCGACCTGTTGGGCTGGGCGCGTGATGCGTCCTCGAGCACGGGCCAGCGCTCCCCGCAGGACGCCCGTATGTTTGGCATGCTTGCGGAGTCGGTTCTTGATGACTTTGCGCAGCTCAACACCAAAGCCTACGACCGTGCACGTCAGTTCTCGCGTTCGCTGAACGATAACTTCACCCGCAGCTATGCGCGCGACATCACAGCGGTCACAAAGGCCGGTGCAGAGCGCATTCCACCGGAAATCCTCGTCAGTCGGATGTTTGGACGCGACAGTGATTTGACCTATGCTCGTATGGAGCAGATCGAAGACGCTGTAGGTTTGTTCGGACGGCAGTACGACGCACTGACAGAGCAGCTTGCCCAACTTCGCGCGGCCAAAGCGCCACCGACACAGATCGCGATCGTCCGACAGCAGCTCAAGGACATGGAGCCGCTGGCTAATATCTCCAAGGATCGGGTGATTTCCGTCACGGATGCTATGGAGCGTGTGCTGCGCTTGGCGATGACGGATCCGACCATTGTTAACCCGCGCACGGGGCGCGTTAACGAGCAGGCGCTCGCCAATTGGATGACGCGTAACCAGGCCAATCTGGAGAAATTTGGGTCGCTGAAGAACGATCTGAAAAACGCGCTCGATGCAGAGACGGCGCTTGCTGCGCTTAACGACCCGAATTCCGCCGCCGCTCGGCAACTGCGTAACCAAGAAGCCTTTGCTGCCGTACTGGCAGGCGGGGAGAAGCCCAGTGCTGCGGTTTCTGACATCTTGACGAGCCGAACTCCAGTTTCTGGGGTGCGACAGCTCATCGAGGTGGTAAATAAAGCAGGGGACAACCGCCAGTCGGCCATGGATGGGCTGAAATCATCCATTTTGGAGTGGGCGTACACCAAGGCCGGCGGTACGGGTAACCAATTCAGCGTCAAAGCCTTCGACGACAACCTCTTCAAGCCTCTCGCCCCGGGGCAGCCGTCGATCATCAACGTACTGCGCACGCAGGGCTTGATGACGTCCGATGAAGTCAAAAACATCCGCCGTTTGCTCACCCCAATGCGGCGTATCGAAGAGGCAAAGGGCAATCGGGCGTTCCTCGAGAACGTCATGGGCGGAGGCAATCCGCTTGACGCTTTTGCCGTGCGCTTTATTGCCTTGCACCTCGGCTCAGGCGCGATTCCAAGTGGCCCAGGCTCGCTTGCCGCGGCCAGTGCCGTGTCGAACACCGCCCAGCAGATCTTCAATCAAATGCCACGGCTCAATGCCCTGGCGGCACTCAAGGAAGCCGCGGCGGATCCGAAGGTCATGGCCGCCCTGCTGCGCAAGGGCCGTACGGACGAAGAGAAAATGGCCTTTTTGCGCGACGTGCAGTCGCAGCTCAGTGCCTCTGGCATCCTCATGCAGTCAGCCCAGCGCGGCACGATTCCGGCGCTCAACGTCACGGAAGAGCAAAAGGCCGACACTGCCCGCCGCCGCGAAGAAGCCCGTCGCACTCGCATGACCCCGCCCGCTCCAGCGACTCGTGGGATGCCGGGAATGCCTGCTGGCCAGGGCGGACCGCCGCCGGGAGGCCCTCCTCCGACCAGTGGTGGCCCGCCGTCCTCGCAGAGCCGGATGATGCTCCAGCAGCTCTTCCCGAACGACGCGATTACGGGGGCGGCTGCGATGCAGGCGGGGATGCCGCCGATGCCTGGCTAAGGAAGCGTTCAACACGCTCGAGCCACGCTGCTTTGTAGCGATCGAACTCAGCTCCGCTGGTGCTGAACTCCTGCGTGCCGCCCGTTTGTAGCGAGATCAGCACGTAGCCGTGTTTGATTGTGGTGCCATGCACCACATCGTGCGCGAGTGCATACGCTGCGAGCTGGTGGAAATAGTCCTCGATCCACTCGTGCTTCTTGGGCTTCAGCGACTGCTTGAAGTCGACAATGGCAGGATTGCCGCGGTATACGCCCACCAAATCGGTGGTCCCTGCGTACTTATCGGGGTAGTACAACGGCACTTCCGAGCCCCAGATCTCGTTCAGGTTCATGAAGTACTCGTTGATGAGCCGATAGCCCATCTCATAGCCCTTGACCATGAGCCAGTTGGTAGGGCGCGGCAGATCCCGGTACGCGATCATCCGCTCGATCACCGCGTGCATGTGCGTCCCGACCGCGGCCGCCTCGTTTTTGATCCGGTTCGCTTCTGCCTCACCAACCCTCGCGGCCCACGCGTCAAGGCTGCTCTTGTCCTTCGTACCCGACAGCACTGTCGTAACGCTAGGCAATGCAGGTGCATTACCGTAGACGTACCGCCGGCCCTCTGGCGCATCGATTCGCTTGAGTTTTTCGTACTTGTACAGCCGCCGAAGCGGGATCAAATCAACCACTTACCATCTCCTCGCGTGATCGGGCTTGGTAAATACGGCTTCCTTTGGAGGAATTCCTCGGTTAAGGCGGTAGATGATGGTTTTTGGACCAACCCCGCTGACCTCAGACCACTGTTGAACTGTCTTTCGCTCTCCATCAACTTCTACCCATCGGTTAGTCCTGCGATTGTTCCCTTGCTCCTTTATCGTGGCCCATCGGCAGTTATCGGGGCCATACCCCTTTGTTGAATCAATCCGATCAATAGTTGCCTTTTCAAAGGGAGGAGGCCCCATGTCCGCTAAAAAACACTCGAACCCAGTCAATCCGTGTTCGCCGTATCGCCAGCGATCGCAAACAGTGATTCCTCTGGCCCCATAGCGAACATAGTCAGGATCGCACGGCCGGAGGCACCGTGCTTTTAGGTTCATGAACCGGATATAGAGCTTGGACCACTTCCGTTTTCCGCTTATTTCTCGCGTATGCCCGTGACGCAATGCCATAGACCCTCCTGGGACATGTGATAAGACAATCCTAACACATGTCACTTGATCCAGTCACGTGCGTCTTCCCCTAAGACCATATTGGCTATGTTCATCTTCTTCTGAAGGGCCTCTACGATTTTTTCGTCCACAGTGTTTGGGGACACCAGATCGATGTATGTCATCTTGTTTGTCTGGCCATACCTATCAATGCGAGCTTCCGACTGTAGGCGCACCTCAAGATCGTAACTATTCGAGTAGTAGATCATCGTATGTGCGGCGGTCAGCGTCAGGCCGTACCCCCCTGTACGGGGCTGCCCAACAAAAAACCGCAGTTCACTCTCCATGTCTTGGAAGCGATTTACGATCTCAGCACGCTCCTCTCCCCCCGTATCCCCAAAGTAGGTTGCAACTGAGGTCATCCCATACTTTTGCGCCAACGCAAGCCGAATAGCCTCTATGTCTTGGCGGAAATGTGCCCATATGATGATTTTTCCACTGGACTCTTCAATGGCGGACATAAGTTCATCCATGCGTCCGTTTCGCAAAGATACGATCTGTCCGTTGTCCAGAGTCACGTGGCCACAGACTATCTGCTGTAACCGCATTATCTGAGTGAGTACGTTAACCGTACTACTGAGCCCCTGCTCGAGCGTGACAAGCGCCATCTGCACCATCTGGTCATAGGCCTTTCGCTGCTCTGTCGTCAACTCCACCTCGCGTCGCAAGAACACCTTGTCCGGTAGATCAAAGCATTCCTCTTTCTTGACGCGGAAGCTAAAGCGATCCAGCTTTTCTTTGAGTTCGTCAAGCTTCCTGTATCCGACGATCTGCTTGAAGCTATGCGTCGCAACGCGCCGCTCGAAGGTCACCGCGTAGCGCGCCTGGAACGCATAGTACGAGGGCGAGTCGAGGCATGCGTCAGACAGGAACGCGCACTGCTGGTACAGGTCAAGCGGTGATTTCGTCACCGGCGAGCCCGTCATGATGCGACGGTACTTCGCCATTTTGCCTGTTTTTTCAGTGTTTTTGCTGCGTTTGCTGTTTGGCGTCTTGATCGTCGTCGATTCATCAATCGCCATCATCGCGTTGTGCACGAACAGAAATCTTTGAGCAAACTTCGTGCCCTTTGGCGTCGAAAACGCTTCGATGTTCATCACGAGAATTTTCAAGTCCTCAGTGATCTCGAACAACGAATCAAGGGCCTGCTCTTCCGCCTTGCGTGGCGTTGCTGACCACAACGCTACACGGTAGACCACGTGATCCGGCATGTGTTTAGGGATCTCAATTCCGCTCCAGTTGCGGTACACGCCCTTTGGCGCCACAATCAACGCCGCGTTGATACGGCCCTGGTCATACAACATCGCAATGTTGTTGATGAGCATGAAGCTCTTACCAGTTCCAGTGTCCGCGAACAACGCAGCAACCTGGTGATCCCAGAATCGCTGAAGGTATGCGGCCTGGTGCGTAAAAGGCTTGTTTTTGAATCGATACGTCTGTAAAAATTGGCTCATGTTGATCTCGCTTTCTGACAGGGCTTGCAATCCCCGAAACGCGAGTATACACTGACCCCCTGTTTTGAGAAAGGAGAAATGCCCCGTGCCTAAAGTGTATGTCGTTTCCGAGACCTTGCAGCACAACATCGCAAGTGCTCAGGACTACGGCCAAATCGAGACCATTCTGCCGCCTAACGCGCAGATTGCGTTCTCTGTCGTGCCAACCGTACGGCGTATTCAGCGCAAGCTGGACAAATTCACCGACAACGACTATTTGTTGTTGATCGGGGATCCATCCGCAATAGGTATCTGTTGCGCGGTGGCGGCGTTCAAGAACAATGGACGCTTCAAGTGCCTCAAGTGGGACAAGCGGGAACGCCGCTACATCCCGCTCGAGGTGGATCTTTTCAAGAAAGGAGAATCTGATGAACCTTACGAGCTTGTTTGAAAACGAAGCCGATGCACTGAAGGTCGAAGACGACCAAATCAGCGGCATCGCAGCCCTTGCACGTCGAGCCAAGTCACTGGAGAAGCAAATCAGTGACGCGGAAGACATCCTTAAGGGCCACAAAGAACAGTACCGCAAGCTGACCGAGGAGACGATCCCGGAAGCGCTTTCCGAGCTGGGTATGACGTCGTTCCGCATGGACGACGGCAGTTCCATCGAAGTGAAGCCCTTCTACAGCGCCTCGATCAGCGAAGCCCGGCGTGCCGAAGCTTTCCAATGGCTCAGGGACCACGGCTTTGACGACATCATCAAGAACACCGTCAGCGTGCGCTTCGGGCGCGGCGAAGACGAGTTGTGCAACAGACTCCTCGGCATGCTCGGACAACAGGGATTCCCTGCCGAGCAGTCCGAGAAGGTAGAACCCTCGACCCTTAAGGCCTGGGTCAAGGAACGGGTGACACGTGGTGATCAGTTCCCCATGGAGCTGTTCGGCGCGTACATCGGCAAAAAGGCCTCGATTAAATCCTAAAGGACCACGAACCATGGCTAACACAGCACTTGCAGAAAAGAACCAATCCTCAACCGCGTTGGCAATTGCCTCGGCTTTCGAGGAGGATGCCAGCAGCAGCTTCTCTGGAATGAATCAGGACGATTTCGCCCTGCCATTCCTTCGCTTGCTGACGAACACCTCTCCCGAAGTGGGAGAACTCGACGGCGCTCTGCCCGGCATGATCCTCAACTCCGTCACGAACCAGCTTTACGACGGAAAGAAGGGCATCACCGTTGTTCCTTGCGCCTACGTGCGCCAGTACATCGAGTGGGCTCCTCGCGGTAGCGGATCTGGGGCGCCGCTTCACATTTACCCGGCTACGAGCGACATCCTGTCCCGGACCCATCGGGAACCCGGTGACAACAAGGATTACCTCGACAACGGTAACTACATCGAGAACACGGCCAACCACTACGTCATGGTCATTGACGAAGATGGCACCCCGTCGCCGGCGCTTGTCGTCATGAAGTCCACGCAGCTCAAAAAGAGCCGCAAGTGGAATAGCATGATGCAAGCGGTTAAGCTTCAGGGCAAGAACGGCCTGTTCACCCCTCCGATGTACAGCCAGATGTACCGCCTGTCCACGCAGCCTGAGTCGAACGACAAGGGCAAGTGGTTCGGTTGGGAAATCGAGCGCATCGGCACGGTGGATAACGAAAGCATCTACGCCGTGTGCAAGGCATTCGCAAGCTCCGTGTCTTCGGGCGCGGTGAAGGCCAAGCATGACGCAGATGGAGAAGGATCCGCGGGCGCCGCACCCTTCTGATTTTCCCCGGGGGCCGAACGTGATGAACTTCCCCGTCCACTCATTACAAGTAGGCCCTCTCTTCCGAGAAAGCAGAAATGACCGATATCACACGTTTCAAGGCCATTTTCACTGGACTGGACATTGCGTACGGGACCTACAAGATAGAGGGGTCGAAAAGCAATGGTAAGCAGGCAGGAAAAGCCGTCGTCGTCCGCAAGCCGCCGACAGACGATCTCTGGCAAAAACATTTGGAAGGCGTGGAGCCTTCGCTTGGCATCATCCCCATTCGCGCAGATAACTCCTGTATCTGGGGATGTATTGATATTGATCAGTACCCTCTCGATCACGCAGGGCTGATCAAAAAAATCCGCAGCCTCGAGCTGCCGCTTGTCGTCTGCCGCAGCAAGTCAGGCGGCGCGCACGTGTTCCTTTTCGTCAAGGAACCTATCCCCGCTGAGTCAATGCAGCGGTACCTCAAGGCGTCCGCTGCGCTACTGGGCGAGGCCGGCCGCGAGATCTTCCCAAAGCAAGCCGAAATCCTCGTCGAACGCGGGGACACCGGCAACTTCCTCAACCTTCCGTACTTTGGCGGCGACGACACCATGCGTTACGCCTTCAACGACGACGGGAAGGCCGCCACACTCGAAGAGTTTTACGCCCTCTACGACACGTTCGTACAGGACCCTGACCTGAAGTTCCCCGAGGAGCCCAAGGCCGCTGAGTCTCCAATTAAGGACGGACCTCCATGCCTACAGGCTATCTGCGCGCAAGGCGTACCCGAGGGAACACGGAACAACGCCCTGTTCAACATCGGGCTGTACCTGAAACGCGCTCATCCGGCGACCTGGGACAACTTGATGGTGGAGTACAACTACAAGTACGTAAGCCCACCGTTGCCGAACAACGAAGTCCAAGCGCTGGTCAAGCAACTGAGCAAGAAGGAATACAAGTACAAGTGCAAGGACGCTCCGCTCAATAGCTTTTGCAACAGCGGCCTGTGCAGGACCCGTAAATACGGGATCGGGGCCCACGGGCCAGATGCCCCGCAGCTCTCCGCGCTTTCAAAGTACGCAAGCGAACCGCCCCTTTGGTTTCTTGACGTCAACGGCAAGCGCATCGAACTCGACACGGAAAGCCTCTTCAACCAAATGGCCTTCCAAAAGGCCTGCGTAGAGCGACTGAACGTGCTGCCGCCTGCCGTGCGTAAGCAGGATTGGGAGCAGCTCTTGAACGCGCTTCTGACCGAGATGGTCGAAACAGAGCAGATCACGGTCGCAAGCGAGGACACTACCGTCACTGGCCGCTTCAACGACCTCCTCGAGGAGTTCTGCACGCACTTGCAACAGGCCATGGACCGCGACGAGATCCTGCTCGGCCGGCCGTGGACGAACGACGAAGAGGGCCGCACCTACTTCCGCATGAAGGACCTCGAAGCGCACCTGCTGCGGAACAACTTCAAGGGCATGACCCTACCGAAGATGGCGCAGCGCATGCGCGATCTTGGCGGCGAGCCTGTCAGCCTCTTCCTCAAGAACCGCGCGACACGGTGCTGGCGTATCCCCCGATTCGAGCGACAAGATTCACCGTTTGATACCCCTGAACAGAAAAAAACCAGGAGTCCCTTCTGATGCTCAAGATAGACGGATTTGACGGCGCGTTGATTGGCATCGCTACGGTATGGCAGCGGGAAGCAGACGGCGGGGCACGCCGTATTGACACGCTGATTTACGACGGCGACGCCATCGTCACCATCCTCATGCACCAGTCCGGGTTGTCCCAGGACGAGGCGGAGGAGTACATCAGCTACAACATCGAAGGCGCCTACGTCGGGGAGAACACCCCGATCATCGCGTGGCCCTGCGATATGGAGCGCGTGGAGACGATCCTTGAAACGGAAGACGGGCTCCGAGGCACCTCGGATGAATAACCACCAGCGCATGGTGTTTGTCGTGTACTGGATCACGCCTAGCCATCCCGCGGCGATTGTCGGCGTGTACGACGACTACCGCGACGCAGAGGACAAGCAGGCGGAGCAGCCCGAGCAGTTTGTGATCCAGATTGCTCCGTACTTTCCGACGCTGCCTACAGAGCCATGAGCGTTGAGAAGGTCTTCGGTCCCCCGGGAGCAGGCAAAACAACCTACCTGCTCTCGGTAGTACAGCGCGAACTCGCGGCGGACGTCCATCCGACGCAGATCGGCTACTTTGCATTCACCCGCAAAGCGGCTACCGAAGCCCGTGACCGCGCGATTCAGAAGTTCCCAGCGCTGAACCCGGACCTAGACTTCCCCTGGTTCCGCACCCTGCACAGCCTCGCCTACCGCTGCCTCGGCATTACCGGTAAGGACATGATGGGACCCGAACACTACGCTGAGTTCGCGAAAGAGGCGGGGATTGAGCTGGGAGTTGAGAAGGGCGAAGAGGAGTTTGCCATCAAGGCCGACCACCCGATCCTGAACGAGGTGAACATCGCGCGGATTAAGGGCAAGGACCTCAAGCAGCATTACAACGAAAGCCGAATGACGATCGAGTGGCACCACTTCGAGTACGTTGATCGAGCCTACCGACACTACAAAGCCTCCCGCGGTCTCCTGGACTTCACGGACTTGTTGGAAAAAGTTATCGAGGAGCCTGAAAGACTTCCGTCGTTGAAGACGCTGATTATTGACGAAGCGCAAGACTTGTCAAAGCTACAGTGGCGTCTCGTCAAAGAACTTATCGAACGAGCCGAACGGACGTATTTGGGCGGGGACGACGATCAAGCACTTTACACATGGGTTGGAGCTGACGTCGACAGTTTTCTTAACTTCGAAGGACAAGTCAAAGTCCTCGACCAATCCTACCGCGTCCCCTCGAAGATCCACGCGCTCGCTGACCAAGTAGTCAGCCGCATCCGCAAGCGCCAGCCCAAGATCTGGAAGCCGCGCACCGAAGGCGGTGCGATCGCCTACTACAACGACTTCCACCACGTCGACATCACCAAGGGCGAGTGGCTCGTGCTCGCCGCCACAAACTACATGCTCACCGAGATGCACGAGTGGATCAAATCCCAAGGCCTGCTCTTTGAGCGCCACGGACAACGGAGCATCCCCGAGTCTATTCTCCAAGCCGTTATCGGCTGGGAACGCCTGCGCAAGGGCGGCGAAGTATCCTTCGAGACCGTCAAACTGATCTACAAGTACCTCGATGGGAGTGCCGTCAAGCGCGGACACAAAGGGCTGAAGACAGCGAGCGTAGATACAATGTATACACACGCCTCGCTGACCAAGGACCACGGCCTACAGACCGATGCGATCTGGCACGAGGCGCTGACGAAGATCGCCGAGGACAAGCGTAACTACCTCATCGCGCTCCTGCGCCGCGGCGTGAAGGTCACGGGTAAGGTGCCGATAAAACTGTCCACGATCCACGGCGCCAAAGGCGGCGAGGCGGACAACGTGCTTCTGATTGGGGATCTGTCGACCAAATTCGCGCAGGAGTACGACAAGAACTCTGACGATATCAACCGCCTGCTCTACGTCGGCATCACCCGAGCAAAGCAGAGCCTGCATTTCATCCTTCCCAAGAATGCTTACAAGGGATTTCGACTTTGAACACCATGCCTATGTTTCAGCGGCCTTCCGAGTGGGTGCCGCCTGCCAACTTTCCGGACCTTTCCGCTGCAACGGAGATTGCAATCGACCTCGAGACATGCGACCCCAACATGGAGTCGATGGGGCCAGGATGGCCCCGGAAAGACGGCTACATCGTCGGCTACGCCGTCGCGGTGGATGGCTGGAAGGGTTACTTCCCGATCGCCCACCAGGGCGGTGGTAACCTCGATGAGCGCATCGTCAACCGCTGGATGAAGAAGGTGCTCGAGCTGCCGTGCGACAAGATTATGCACAACGCTGCATACGATCTCGGCTGGCTTCGAGCCTCGGGCTTCACGGTCAACGGTAACATATACGATACTATGCTCGCGGCGCCTCTCATCGACGAGAACCGCTTCAGCTACGCGCTCAACAGCCTCGGCTTCGACTACCTCAAGGAGGTCAAGTCAGAGCAGGGGCTGAAGGATGCGGCCTCTGACTTCGGCGTACACGCCAAGAAGGAGCTTTGGAAACTGCCCGCGATGTACGTCGGAGACTACGCCGAACAGGACGCGGCGCTTACGCTCAAGCTCTGGCACCACCTGAAGACGCTTCTTCGTAAGGAAGAGGTGGAGTCCATCTTCACGCTCGAGACCGAGTTGCTGCCGGTCCTCATCGACTTGACGTTTCAAGGCATCCGCTTCGATCGCGACAAGTGCGAGCAGTTGATCGCCGACTTCAAGCGTAAGGAAGCCGAACACGTTCATCAGATCAAGGCGCTTTCTGGCGAGAAGGTCGACATCTGGGCCGCGGCAAGCATTGCTAGGGCCTTCGACAAGCTCGGGATCCCCTACCCCAAGACCACAACAGGCCTGCCAAGCTTCACGAAGACCTTCCTCGATGGCCATCCACACGAGATCGCCAAGCTCATCATCGAAGCACGTGAGTTCAACAAGACCCACGGCACCTTCCTCGAGCCCTACCTACGGCATAGCGCCGCCGATGGGCGGATTCACCCACACATCAACCAGATGCGATCCGAAGACGGTGGTACCGTCACCGGGCGTCTCTCGATGAACAATCCCAACCTACAACAGGTCCCCGCCCGTCATGAAGTCATCGGTCCCCTGGTTCGATCGCTTTTCCTGCCTGAAGAAGGACAGCTCTGGGCAGCGAACGATTTCAGCTCACAAGAGCCTCGGCTTCTCGTCCACTACGCTACCCTGCTCGATCTACCAGGAGCGGAGCGCATGGCGGACGCATATCGCAACAACCCAGATACCGACTTCCACCAAATGGTGGCAGACATGGCGGGGATCAAACGCAAGGCCGCCAAGACCATCGGACTCGGTTTGATGTACGGGATGGGCAAGCAGAAGCTTGCCAACTCCCTCGACCTGCCGCTCGATGAGGCCGCGGAGCTGATCAACAGCTTCCACATGAACGTCCCGTTCCTCAAAGGCACGGTGAATGCCGTCATGAAGCGCATCGACCACCCAGCCTCGGGAGGCTCGATCCGTACGCTGCTTGGCCGCAAGTGCCGCTTCCCACTTTGGGAGCCGGTGGAGTACGGCATCAACAAGGCCCTGCCTCGTGAGCAAGCCGTCATTGAATACGGACCACGGATCAAGCGGGCGATGACGTATAAGGGCCTCAACAGGCTGATCCAGGGCTCTGCGGCCGACCAGACCAAGGCCGCGATGCTTGCGCTCAAGAAAGCCGGCTTCCGCCTGCTGCTTCAAGTGCATGACGAAATTGCCATCAGTGTCGACAACGCAGAACAAGCGAAGGAAGCCTCACGGCTCATGGCCGAGGCTGTCTCCCTCGAAGTCCCCTCCCGTGTTGACGTGGAACTCGGGCCTTCCTGGGGCGAAGCAAAAGGGTAGTTGCGTTTCAGGTATCGAGCGAGTACAGTGCGCGCAGGAGAAAGGAGAACCTTATGCCACGAGCAAAAAGAGCACCAGGAAGCGCGCCTCTA